GTTCCGTTAACAAAAGTACTGAATTTACTAAATCCCGCTCCAAGAGTACAGTTACTACTTGATATTGTTGCACTAGATGATGCTGTAACAGTAAATGTACTATCAGTTGGTACTGATTGAACCTCAAAATATCCATCAGTTGCACCACCACTTGTAAAATCAATATCGACAAACGTGCCAACAGCAAATCCGTGGCTAGTTTTTGTTACTGTTATTGTTGTTCCAGATTGTGTATAGACAGCATTATCAGATGTAGCTGGATCACTGTCAGTTGTTGCTACTAATAGTTTTGCGTTGACATCAAATGCAGTAGCACCATCGAAATCTGTCCAAGTATCTATATTTGCAGTTCTTTTGTCTACTAAATCATTAGGATAAAAACCTTGACTTACAAGATGTCTAGTTAATCTTAGTGGTTGTTTACCGCCTAAATCTAGCTTAGATGCAAAATCATAATGACCACCCGTAATATCAACAGCACCAAGAAAGTCAAAGTCAGCAATAGCATCAAAATCTGCCTCAGAATCTAATGTTTCTAATGAACCAAGAACTAGGCCATTAACATCATCAGAGAAGAAACAATCTACTTTTTCGCCAGCAAAAGGGGTTGCATCAGTATCTTCTCTATCTGTAAATACAGTTAATTTAGGAAATGGATCTGGAGTGTTAACTATAACTGAAGTTTCTCCAGGGCTTAATCTGCCGCCATCATCTCTGAACTTAAGAATATATTCTCCATTAACTGCTGGCACAAGCGTTTCGCTAACCGATCCTGGCAATGCAGGGATAGCGTCAGTAGAGTTTGTAAATGTAGCCGTTCCATCGCTAATATTACTATGCCTAACAACTACGTTTCCACCATGTGTAACATCAATATCTGTAGCCTTGTCAAAACGTAATCTTATAAACTGATCTGATACTGGTTCAACAACTAAATTAGAAACATTTTGTGGTAATGCAGTTTTTCCTACCGCTTCAAACGTAATATTAGTTGAGCTGGCTGAAATTATATTTTGAACATTGTAAGAAAATACTTGAATCGTGTAAGTTCCTTTTCTACTGTTTAGTATTTCAAAATCAGGTCTTGCTACTCTTTCACTTATAAAATTGTCATTCTCAAATCTATAGTTAACCTGATATTCAGTAACACCAACTATCGGTTGCCAGCTAATAATAATCTTTGATACAGCCTGATTATTAATAGGAAATATTCTTTCAACAGCAGTCAAACCTGTAGGTGGCTCTGCTGGTTCGTTTAGTTTGGAAACAACCCTAGCTGGTAATGCCTCGCCATCTTCAATAAATGCGTATTTACCTTCAACATAAGATAAGGCTGTAATTGCATAATTTATTCCATCTTGCTCCTCTACTGTTATCACTCTAAATAATTGAGATTGAGTAGTGACGTTAGATATAAGAAAGGGTGTATTTGCATTCGGAACAGAACTAAAAGTAGATTGAGTAGTTTGCGTTCCATCGGTATTGTTTTTTACAACGCTATCAACAGTAATAGTTGCTCCTAATACAGCAGAAATATCTCCTACTTCCATCGTTCCATCAGGCATAATAATAGATATTTTTGCATCTCCAACAGGATTACCACTTGCATCTACAGCAAGATCAGTTGCAGCAGTATCATCAACAGTAACAACAGTTGTAGAAGCAGCACTTTTTAATCTGCCACCTCTTCTTACTCCTGCTCTTACTGGATCTTGAATTTCAATAATTGCACCAGGGCGAACTATTACTCCAGAATCTATAGATGTACTGAATGTAACTACCTCAGACTCGTTATTCTCAGCGAATACAATAGCTTTTGCTAATCTTTTCGCTTGATTACGACTTGTACAACCAAATGCCTGTACCTTTTTAACAACTGTGCCGATCTTAGCTATTAAATTTGTATCTTCATGTACTTCAAAATCTATTTCCTGACTATCCATGTTGAAGTAAGAAACAGATACAACACTATGCCTTGTCTTGAGACTACTTCCTGCATAACTAAATCCATTTTCTCCTACATTAGCTAACGTAAATAAGTAACTTGGGTCGCTTGGCTTATCTTGTGTAATGGTTATTGAACCAGCAGACCATATAGGCATACATCTCATAACACCTGCTAATTCATTTATTAGTTCAAATGCTTCTTTAGATGTTTGAATGTTCACATTGCAGCTAAATCTAGGTTCAAGTGCTCCAGCACCATCATCAACAAGAGCACTGGAAAACTTACTGGCACTTACAAAACTAAAAAGGTCAAGAGAAGCATCTGTTATATGATCTCCAAATCCATATCTTGAAGTCGTGAGAAGATCAAGTAATACCATCGCAGGATCAGAACACCAAGTTGCTGCTCCCATTACTCCATCGAATATATAGCCGTCTGGATAATGAATAAAACCAAAACTACTTACAGTTCCAAGCCCTAAAGAATCTGCAACTGCTTGACTTGTAACGACAGTTGGAGTACCAGATCCAGATGCACCCGCTCCTGGAACTCTTATTTTTATTCCTCTAATTCTAAATTTTCTATCAGGAATCGAGCTAAATTGCATCGAATCCAAACGCAAAGCAGTGTAAGCACTGTTGTTATAAGTACGAGATTCTTCAATTATTTCGCTAAAACTTGTCCACTGAAAACTATCTTGAAGGCTAGTGGTCGTAGCATCATCTGTAACTCTGCTTACTCTAATGTCCACTGGAAATGCTCCAGTTAACTGCACACCATAATCCCTTTGGTACGCATCTCCACTTCTACCTGTAATTGTGTCAAATGTTTCTCCATTACTTCCTATAGCTAAATCGGTAAAACCTCCAGAATTATATTGAACAGCTATTTTTAGCTGAACCGAAGTACCCAATAAATCTCCCTCATCAGTTGCTCTTTGTAATTGAGGAAAAGTAATTGTTACTCTTACTTTATCAACATTCGTATTAGTTATTTGTCTCGTTACAGGAATGGCTTTTGTTACTTCAACACCAACACTTGTTGTGGATACACTGCTATCTATATTTGGTATAGCAGTTTGACTATCTGTACCAAATCTAGGAGTAAAGGTTACATTTTGAAAATTTCTATCTACATCTTGAATATCAGTAGAATCTGCTGAAGCTCTGATAACAGGAGTATCGTTTAAAAATACATCTTTAAGTGCAGCATTATTGTAGGCATCTGTACCTTTTGTTCTACCCTCTTTAGATGCAGTAGCAAACCCTTCTATTTCTCCTTCCGATATTAAATCTAGAAAAGTAGCATACTGTCTACTATGAAGATTATCAGGATCCCTAGTAGGTTTTGGAGGTGGATTGTTCCCGCCTTTTGCACCTCTAATAATACGTTTACTATCTGTCATGCCTGTACCTGTTCAGTATCTACAGACGCACTAATTACAACCGATCCAGTGAATATCTCTCCATATACTATAGGCACAGGTGTACCAGCCCTTGATGTATTTTGTATTCCATTAAAACTAAAGGACAGTCTAGGATCTTCTGCTGAGTCAAAATCACTTCGTTTAGGTAGAGGAGTTAACATCTCAGAAACTCCAGTAAGAACTAAAGCGATACCTATATTTCCTGCAAATGCTGTAAGACTAAACGCTCCAGAGGCAGTTGCAAATCCTCCAGCTAAACCTTGCGGACCTAAACCAAATCCTACGGTTGGGTTTATTATTGCAAATCCGATAAGTACAGCACCTAATAATATCTTTCCTAATCCTCTACCAGCACCAGTTATTACAGGAATTAAGTGTATATCCTGCTGACCTATTGGATCTCCTAGTTCAGTTTTATCTAACTCGTAATCTCCAACTTTTAACTTGTAATATCTATCATTCATGTGCTGCTCAATTCCAGGGAAATTATTTATCAAAAAACTCATTGCATGAGCTAGTGTGTCTGCCTTTATCTCAAACTCTTTATGTCCTACAAACTTTGCAAGCTCTCCATATAATTTTATTTTACGAAGCATAACGATACCTCTTTCCTGTGCATTTTAACAACCACGGAGAATA